GCTAGAATAGATGACAATATAAATGCTTTTTATAATTATGCGAGTCAAAATATAAATAACTTACAAAGCATGATTGATAATCAGCCTGAAATTTGGAGGTAGATATGGATTGGTTTCAAAGCAAAACAGGACAAATAATTGCTTTAGTTTCTATAGTAGGCACCTTAGCTGGTTTCGGTTATACAGGTGCAACATATGTAAATAGATTAGAAAACCTTGAAGCTAAAATAGGCGGAGTAGATGAAGCAGAAGATGAGATGAAAATTATCGAAGAGCGCTTTGCTTCTATAGAAACATCTGTTCAGTTCTTAGAAAAAGAGATAGACAATATTGAAGTGCCTGATGTTACTGATATAAAAACAGATATAGCTACCATCAAGGCTGATTTACAAAGCTTAGACAAGCAAATAGAAGAAATCAAAGACAATAACAAAAATCCATTAGCAGGGTGAGTAAAGTTCTTTTAGGTATTATTAGCGTTCTCTTAATTGGTTTATATTATTTTTTTAGTCAAAATCAAATACTTGTAGCCAATAATTCCAAATTACAAAATGCCATAGTTACACAAGAAGAAACAATTAAAACCATTCAAAAAGATTTTAATAATCAAGCCAAGCAACTTCAAGATATGACAATCAGAAGTCAAGCGGCTCAAAGAGAACTAAACCGTTATACACAGTTTATACAAAACTATCAACTTACGGCTAAAATATTAAGTGATCCAGTAGAAATGGAGAGGAAAATAAATAATGGTACAAAACATATCATGGAAGATATTGAGAAAATCAGCGTTACTATTGATGATCTTGATAGCGGGCTCCAGTTGCAGCCTACTTCCAACTAATCCAATACAAGTAACTGCAAAACCGATAGAGCGTGCAATCGTACAACCTATTATGCCAAGAGAAATTGATCTAAAACAACTACAATGGATTGCAGTAACGCCCGATAATTGGGAAGAACAGTTGGCTAGAATTGAAAAACAAGAGGGTGAGTTAGTATTTTTAGCTATGACAATACCTGATTACGAAGTGATGGCTTACAATATGCAAGAGATAAAAAGGTATATTACTGAGTTAAAAGATGTTGTTGTATATTATAGAACTGTAACAACCAAGAAAAATGAGCAATAAACCAGAACCATATATATACAAAGCAACTATCGAGAGAGTGGTTGATGGCGATACAATTGATGTTACCCTTGACTTAGGCTTTGATGTCCGTCTGCATAAACAACGCTGCAGGTTGGCAGGCATAGACACGCCTGAGTCAAGGACTCGCGATTTGGCAGAAAAGAAATTAGGTTTGGCTGCTAAAGAAAGATTAAAAGAACTATGTATAGGATCTATAACTATAAAATCATTTGGTAAGGGTAAATATGGCAGAATACTTGCAATACCTTATACAGAAGATGGCAAAGATATTTGTCAGCTTCTTATCAACGAAGGCCACGCAGTTAAATACGATGGTGGTAAAAAAACTAAAATATGGGGGGATTATTAATATGAACATATCAAACGAAGGAATATCTTTAATAAAAAGGTTTGAAGGTTGTGAGCTTGAGGCTTACAAATGCGCAGCAGGTGTTTGGACTATAGGTTATGGTCATACAAAAAATGTGAAAGAAGGTATGACTATATCTAAAGAACAAGCTGATAATATGTTGCTGAATGAACTAGATGAATATTGTGAGTATGTAGAAAAAGCAGTAGATGTAGATTTAGAACAATGTCAATTTGATGCTTTGGTTTCTTGGACATACAATTTAGGATCAACTAATTTAAACAACAGCACTATGTTAAAAGTTTTAAACAATAAAGAGTACGAAGAAGTGCCAAATCAAATTAAGCGTTGGAATAAAAGCAACGGTGAAGTTTTGCAAGGTTTAGTGAGACGTAGAGAGGCAGAGGCTTTATTGTTTGAAGGCAAAGACTGGACTGAGGTGTAGATGCCATTAAGTAAATTAACATTCAGACCAGGTATTGTTAGAGAGGGCACTCAATATGACAATGAGGGCGGTTGGTTTGATTGTAATTTAATAAGATTTAGGCAGGGTAGACCTGAAAAATTCGCTGGTTGGGAAGAAATAACATCAAGCACATATTTAGGAACTTCAAGAGCTTTACATAACTGGATAGCACTAGACGGCACCAAATACTTAGGCAACGGCACACATTTAAAATATTACATTAAAGAGGGTAATAATTTTAATGATGTAACTCCTATAAGACTTACCACATCAGCAGGTGATGTTACATTTTCTGCGTCAAATGGCGATGCAACCATCACAGTAACAGATACAGCGCATGGTGCAGTACAAAATGATTTTGTTACATTTAGTGGTGCATCTAGCTTGGGTGGTAATATAACAGCGGCGGTTTTAAATCAAGAGTATCAAGTAGCAACTGTAGTTAATGCCAATAGTTATACAATAGAGGCTAAAGACACAAGCGACTCTACTGTAACTGCTAACTCAAGCGACACAGGTAATGGTGGTAGCTCTGTAGTAGGAGCTTATCAAGTTAATACTGGTCTTGATAACTTTGTAGCATCTACAGGCTGGGGTGTAAATCCTTGGGGAGATGGTACTTGGGGCTCTTCAACCAGCTTATCTTCGGTAAACCAACTTAGAATTTGGACACATGATAACTTTGGTGAAAATTTAATTATTAACGCAAGAGGAGCAGGTATATTTGAATGGATAGAAAGCAACGGAGTTACTACTAGAGCTGTAAATCTTTCAACACGCACAGGAGCTAATTTAGTGCCCACAGTTGGGTTGCAAGTAATCACATCTGAGATAGATAGGCATCTTATAGTATTAGGTGCTGATCCAATTAATGATGCTGGTACAGCTAGAACTGGGACTATTGATCCGATGTTAATTGCTTTCTCAGATCAAGAAAACGAATTAGAGTTTGAGCCCAAAATTACGAATACAGCAGGATCATTAAGATTATCATCAGGATCGCAAATTATTGGCGCTGTTAAATCAAGACAAGAGATAGTTATATTTACTGATACAGCTGTTTATAGTATGCAGTTTGTTGGACCGCCTTTTACTTTCAGAGTTAATTTAATTAATGAGTCATCAGGATTGATTGGGCCTAAAGCGTCAGTAACTGCTCCGCAAGGCATATATTTTATGTCGTATGACAACTTTTATATATACAACGGATCAGTTCAAAAGTTACCTTGTAATGTTTTAAATTATGTATTTTCTGACATAAACCAAAGCCAGGCTTTTAAAATAAATGCTTTCACAAACACCAAAGAAAACGAAGTAGGATGGTTTTATCCATCATCAACATCTAATGAAGTGGATAGGTACGTTATTTATAACTTTCAAGATAAGGTTTGGTATTACGGTCAACTTTCTAGAACTGCATGGTTAGATTCTGGCGTAGAGTCGTTTCCACAAGCTACATCCACCAGTAAGTTGTTTCAACATGAAATAGGCTTTAACGACGATGGTTCGCCTATGACTGGTGTATTTATTGAAAGTTCTGATTTCGATTTAGGCGATGGTGACAGCTTTCAATTTATTAGAAGAATTTTACCTGATGTTAGATTTATTGAGGATCCAAACAACGGTTCTGTAAACCTTGTAGTAAAAACAAGAAACGGTAATGGAGCTACACTCAGCACTAAATCGACAAGTGAGGTAAAAAGCGATACTGATCAACTGCATATTAGGGCAAGAGCAAGACAAGCTGTTTTGCGCTTAGAATCAAATGATGATGCAGTAAACGATGGTAATTTATCAGTAGGTTGGCGTTTAGGTGCCACTAGGATGGATATAAAGCAAGACGGTAGAAAATGAGTAAGCTGTTACCAACACGCTTACCTATAGCTACAGATGATGTAAGCCCTGATATTTTTAATAGACTTGTAAGGATTTTAGAGATAAACTTAGGTTCAATAGATCCTGATAATACTTTACAGTTATCGACTATTGAACGTGACAAATTAAATTTTAATCTTGGCACGCTAATCTTTAATACATCAACCAGAGTGTTGCAAATATTTAACGGAACTGAGTTTATTGATTTAATGAATGAACCAGATCCAAAAGGCTTTGAAGCCCAGGGTTTATTAGGGGATGTATCGATAAAGATAGCAGGTGATATAACGATAACCCTGTAAAATTAAAGAGGCACATATGAGAGATAGTATGCTACAAGAAAAACAAGAAGGTTTGGCAACCTTAGCCGCGATGGGTAGAAACGAGGATTCTTATCTTGCACACGTTGCAAAAGATGAGATGTTAATACCAGCACAAGTTTTACGCGATAATCCACTTTTAAAAACCTACGTTTTAAATTCAATCAGTAAGTATGGTGTAGATCCAAATAAATATATTGTTGGCAACGGCGATATGGATTTGAACCCACTTACAGGCTTACCTGAGTTTGGCTTTCTCTCTAAGGTATTTAAAAAAATTAAAAAAGTTGTTAAGAAAGTTGCTCCTGTAGCTGGTGCGTTACTTATACCTGGTGTAGGTGGAGCTTTAGGTGCAGGTTTAAGCAAAGTGGGGACTGCATTAGGAATCCCAAGCGGTATTGGTTCTAGCGTTCTAGGAGGTAAAGGTATACTAGACAGAGCGGCCGCGATAAGAGGGGGTATAGGTGGATTTTTTAATAGAGGAAAAACAACCGATCCAGAGTCAGGGATGGACTTTAATTTAGGTAGAAGAATATTAGGTAAAGGCAGAACACCAGATTTTTTAAAAGCTGGTGAGGACATACTTAAAGGGCAAATAATGGCAGGCACACCTGGTCAAAGTCAAATTGGAATGATAGAAGATACTTTACGCGGTAGGCCATCTGATCCCGTTAGACAAGGTCAACAATCAGGTATAGGTGGTTTGTTAGGTGGTTTGGGTAGTCCAGCAGGTCTTGCTGGTCTATACGGTTTAGCTACTTATTTAGGCGCTAAGCAAAGAGAGGGTGGTCTTGCAGCTACACCAGCTACAACGATGGATCAGTTGGGCAGATACCAAATGGCTCAAAACTTAGGAACAGGCGGCAGCAGAGAAGATTTTGGTTTATTGCCAGCACCTAAAGCACTACAATTCGCTGTTGGCGGAGAGGCTGTAAAAGAATTAGATATGCGTCAAGGCGGAGAGTCAGCAGGTCCAGGTACAGGCACTTCAGATGACATACCAGCGATGTTAAGTGATGGCGAGTTTGTAATGACTGCTAAAGCAACGCGTGGAGCTGGTGCATACAAGGTCAAAACATCTAAGGGTGGTATAGAGTTAGTCAAAACTTCTAGCCCATCAAGAGAGGCAGGCGTAAAAAACATGCGTAAATTGATGAAAACATTTGAGGCTATTTAATGGCTAGACAAGTAAATCCTGTATTGCAAGCCATATCCCCTATAGAGGTTTTATCTGACCCTTTTGTTAGAGAACTTTATTTTGGTTCAACTGATACGCCTGGTTTAATTAGACAAGCTACTGACGCTGCCCAAAAAGCTATATTAGACCAACCAGCAATATTGCAAGAAACAGCTGGTCTTAGCCCTGACGAGATAAGAGCAAGAGAAATAGCTAGAGCAGGTATCGGTTCCTTTCAACCATTTTTACGTACAGCGCAAGAATCTTTTGGTCGAGGACTTGGAGCTTTACAAGGCAGTATAGGTTTTGGTGGGCCAAGTGCAAGGCAACTTTTACGTGGTTCTTTACGTGGCTTTGATCCAAGCATGACAGGTCAATTTTTTAATCCGTTTGAAGAACAGGTGGTTCAACAGACCATAGATGATACTCTGCGTGCTGCTACGCAACAAGATATAGCGCAAAGAGCATCTGATATAGCAAGAGGTGGTCAATCAGCTTTTGGCTCAAGAGCTAGATTAACTGCCGAAGAAAGACAGAGAGGTTTAGGTAGAGGTTTAGGAGAGGTTTTGTCTAGAATAAGATCAGGTGGTTTCTTAACTGCTCAAGATAGAGCTTTACAAGAACTGCAAAGACAAAGAGACGCAGCAAGACAAGCAGCAAGTTTAGAGCAAGGTTTTGGTCAAGACTTGTCAGCAGCCCAAAGATTGTTCGGCTCTGACATAGCAGACCTAGGTGCTACACAACAAAGACTTAGAGGAATTGATATTGCTAACTTAACTGGTTTAGGGGCAACAGAAAGAGGTATTGAAGAACAAAGACTTGCAAGACAATTTGCTCAACAACAAGCTACAAGAGACGCACCTTTATTAGCTACCCAATTTATTCAAGGTTTTGCACCTAAATATGTTTCAGGTCAAACCACTATTGACAAAACATATGGCATACCAAAAGACCCACTAGCCGTAGGATTAGGTGGTTTTTTATCGGCTTATA